AAAGCGTTAATGTTTTATTTTAACTTAATTTATTAAATCGGGCCCAGTCATAACGTAAAGTTAAACTAATGTTGGTTAACTCTTCCGTATCATATGAAAGGCTACCAAAATTAACATCTTTGATCCAAGCATTATGTAGCACCCATTCTTCAATTCGTTCCGCCATTGTATTACCAAGTTGGATCAGTTTTACTTCACCCAAAGTGCCAACGGCGGCTTCCTTGCTAAAAGAAACACCAGCTGATTCGTTACCCTGGTTTTCATTCGGGTAAGCGTAGCCAGACGCCCTGATGGCCTCCATAAGTGCCTCTGAGGCGTTGGGAGAGATAGGATCAACCATGGTCACATCAACAGCTGACCATGTGAGCTTGCCAGGGAAATGGAAAGTATGATTAATAAATGAATGTGAGGATTCGCCAATGGTAAAAGAGGGTTTGCTAGCGGTTTTAACAATCCATTGTGGTAGCGACATAAGGCCGGTTTGGCTGCCTAGTTCACTAAATTGTAATATCCATTTATATTGTCTTTTCGGCTGTATGCCTTGATCCGCCCAATATCCTGTTGCCATTGTATTAATCCTCCAAAAAATGTTCTACTTTTAATTAGGGGGTGAAACATATTTCACCCCCATTTTTTATTAATCCTCGAATGACGCACCGGTATTTGTAATTACAAAATCTAGTGCGATAAACTCAATAGCCTTAGTCGGCTTCAAGAAAACTTTAGCATAAAGGATATTTTGATCAATAAGATCATCTGTAGTCGTGCTGGAATCCAAAACAACTTTAAAGTCTACCAAGCCAAATCGTGCCTTCACGCTTTCTAACAAGGGATTTACTCTACCCAAAAATCGATCCCACGTTGTTTGCACATTGGGTTCAAACAAAATGCTAGCAGAAATTCTAGAAATTCTCTTTTTAAGGAAAATGAGCAGTCTCCTAACATTGATTCTATCTAATGCGGAAGGAGTGACCTGAAGCGTTTTTTGGCCAAAGACCACGATGCCCTCCGATGGGAATTTCGCGATGGGGTTGATATTCGCGCCATAGAGCCTGTCACGATCGACAGAAGTTAACCTTTGTCGCACGTTAACAACATTTAGACCAGACACACCTTCAGAGAGACCTCCTCGGTTGAAGCCTGCAGGAGCAAACCATAACTCGGCGTTTCGCTGTGTGCTTGAGAATGTGCCCAAGGCAGCGACCGAAGGTGGCATCCAAACTAGTTTGCCTGGGAAAGTTTCTGATGCTGAGTCTCTGACTTGTACCCATGGATAAAAAGCGCATCCGTAACTAGAGTTAAGCCCTCTATCTTTAAAGGTGTTGACAGCAGAAACGACTGTACCGATTCGGCTAGCCTCTGCAGAATTACTCTCATAACGAGGTATGTAATCGCTTTCAATATCGATAATAGCTAAGGCGTCTCCTCTATTCTCGCACACGTTAATCATGTGTTCTGTAATGCTTGGATTTGTGATGCCAGGTGCAACCAAGAGATCCATTTCAGCTGATTCGGAATCGGCAATTGCATCAATTGCTTTTTTCACTGAGTAATAGCTGTAATTCTCTTTTACATTTGTGCTATCATCTAATCTATGGTTCCCAAAAGGTTCGGCTTCCGTTACATCTAGGCCATTAAATCCACCATAAAGAGCTGCTGTGAATCTATCATATCCATTATTTAGAACTTCACGGTAAGAACCAGAAGCTGCCGTAAATGATTCTCCACTTACTCTAGAGCCAGAAACATATGCAGCTGCAAGGAAATCGGACGACGTTGCTTTCTGAAGGTCGTCCAAAGTAAATGTCCAAGCGTGTTCAACTGCAGTAGCTTCTGCGGGGGGATCCCACGAGTTTTTAGAATAAGTCGCAGCGAGGGCTCGGACAACATCAATCGAGCTTTCATCAAAAAGATTAGACTTTGTTGCTTCGCCAAGGCGATTAAAGGTTGCGCCGAAGAATGCATCCGTTCTATCTTTTAAGTTACCATCTAATGAAGAAGACCTCATAGAAATTGTTGGGAATACGAAAGCTCCAGATAGCGCTTGTCTTGGCACAGCCGAATAGGCTGCTGCGGAAGCACTGTGAGCAGGGATACTATGTGGTGCAATTGGATTCTTTCCAGCAGCATGTGGAGCACAGGCGTTACCGGCGCCGTCGACATCACCTTTATGTATACCATGCTTATAAGGTACTACTCCCGGATCGGTTTCAAGGAATAAAGTAGCAGCCGTGTGTGCTGGGCCCATGGTGTCAGAGCCACCCTCGAATTGAGTTGGCATAGCGTCTCCTTGCGAGGAGTCATCAACATTAACAACCCCACCAGCAGTTACGATCGGTGTATTACCAGAGGCGCCGGCGTCTTGCATTGTAAGGGTCAATTTTGCGGTTGATCGGGTTGTATCAATTCGCAGATCAGATGCATCAAGCGCGGTTTCAAGCGCGGTTGCAAGCCCTGTTCCGCTGTTTGCATAGCCTGACATGGCGATGGCGCCAGCGACTGAGGCGCCGTCAGCGGCGACACGATCAACTTCAAACGTTGCTGACGTCCCTAGTGCATCTGTAAATGTAAATGTAGTCTCATCGCTGGAGTTATCAGAAAATTGAAATACTACCGAGGCTGCCGCGGCAGCGACAGAAGTTTTTTGATTAATTTGGTAAGCCTGTATGTCGCGGCCTTTAAAGGACCAGCCTTTATAGCGCATTGGCCCTCTCACTCCAAATGGAAGAAGCTCTGGGGTGTCTAATCCAAGCTTAACTTCATCATTAAGCTCAACTCTAAAGAATCTAGAGACATTCGGATAATCGCCGCGCATTTTGTAGCGAGCGACACCACCAGGAACACTAAGTTCACTATCCCAAACCAAATGTTGATCACCGATTCTTTTAGAGATAAAGTTTTCGGAAGAAGGATTTAAGTTGAGATTGGTGAATTTTTCAACAATACCAGGAGCGTTGTCAGAATCTCGAATATCGCGGACGAGAACGCTAAAAGAACCATATTTTTCATAGCTGTTTCTAGGTGCTTTGATATCTGCAATAGAAATTTTAAGGTTGCTCTGCGACCATTCGCCATCGTCAAGGGAAACAAACCTGAATAATTGCTTTACATAAGTCGTGCCATCTGCCGTGTAATCAGTGTATGTTGCTCTAGAATCCTGGGAGATAAACCAACCAGTTTTTGAAGGCTGTGCCGGCATTTGTCGGTGATGGTGTCCTACAGTATCGGATGTACCCAATCCTGCGATGAAACCAAACACTGTCCCGGCGCCAGAGCCGCTTGTAATATATTTAGCGACGGATCCTTCGAAAGTTTCACCAAGCCAGTATTTTTGCTGTGTGCTAGCGATGTTTGAATTAGTTAGGACTGGATTTGTGTTAAAGACGGTTCGAATAAACTTTGAGCTGTTTCTGTCAAAGTTAAAAGTATATTTCTTACCTGTACAGGTGCCCGCGCCGGCGTCGGTGTCGGTGCCGTCATTAAGAATAATTGTCCACTCATTAGACGCTGCATTTTGAATAAACCCACCGACAGAAGCTGTTGGGCTGGAGTGCGCTACAGTGGCGATGACATCATCGTCACCTCCAAGCGCTCCGACTGGTACATTACCAGTAAGGGCCATGGCGCCGGCTTGCAAATACCATATGGCAGCTAATGTACCAGTTGGGAAATTTCCTGGCGAGCTTTGTTGATCGCCTTGAATCGAAGACGAATTAATTAAGAAAAGACCGTAAGCTCCACCATTGCTAGAATTAGTGTTGTTGAACGTATTGGTTGTTTTAAATCCGGCTTTCCCCGCAGTTGCAGCCGAGGGGTGTTCTTCTCCCATTAATCGCACGAAAGTAAGAGGTCTGTTATTTTTTAGCCACGCTTGAGCGCCGTAAGCGGCGTATGTTGGGCCAGCGGGGTTATTGCTTCTCCAAACATCTTTTTCTGTATCATTGCCTGGTGTGGGTGCACCAAATGTTTGAACGAATTCAGAAAAAGATTCGATTCTTGTTGGGCGCATGCCCGGGCCCCTTGTGGATCTGCCGACAATGACAGGTCCAATGTCTCCACCTGAATTTGGTATACCAGAATCATCGATTTCGTCGACAAAGATTCCTGGAGATACGAATTTAAACTTTTTCTCAGCCATGGATTTTTCTCCTATTTATGCGAAACTTGGTGTTTCAATAGAGTTTAGATTAATACTAACTTCTTTAATAAATAGTAATTTTAAACTCAAAACTCCATCTTTTAGCAATCTTATTCTCTGTAGAAAGGTTCGCTGCTCAGAGACCCGGTGTGTTCTGGAATGTCACCAAGAATCACATGTTCCCGAGGGATCTTAACATCCACAAAGTTTTGTCTTCGGACTACTCTCGGCGTTATTTGATTCTTGTCGTCTCCAATGAGGTACCCAAGCACTCTAAAATCAACATTGCTTTCATATCTTCTTTCTTCTTCGGCGAGGGCGCCAGCATTGCTTGTTTGTGAAAAATTTTCTCCTAAGAAGCCCTCGAAAACGTGTCTTTCGTGGTTCAAGGATACATAATTTAAACCAGAAGGTCGGGTCATAAAAGGAGTTATAATTTCATTAAATTGTTGTTGGTATTCTGCTTTTATACCAATAGTATAAGATACGTTAACATAAACTGGAATGGGAATTGTTATTGTCTCATACACAATTTTTGGTTTTTGTTCTGTTTTAATAGCGTATCTAACACCCGTTCTTCTTGATTTATGATATGGATCTGATGTACTTCGGCCAGAATCGGCATTGATAAAATTGCTGCTTTTATATTGATTAATCTGTTTTGTTATGGCTATTGATCCGCCTTTATTATCATCAACTGGATAGACATTTCCATAGATGGCGCCTTTGGAATTCAAAGATTTAACCATATTTGTTCTTTCTAGTGTGATCACCGGGAAAGAGAAAACACCTGTTTTTTCCCGTAAATCAATATCATTTTTTATTTGAAAGGATCTTTCAGCCGAGACCCAGATCACCGGTACTTTTTTGAAACCTTTGTTTGTTTCAGAATGAATATCTAGTAGATCGTTAACCCAATTAAATACCGCATAATCTATTGTCTCGATAGTTGATGGTCCAAAAGGTATTTCAGCTTCATTAGTTGGCATCGAACATTCCCTCCCTTACCTTAATACATTTGGCTGAAATTTCTACTCTTTTGTCTGCTTGACCAAATAATTCTCTTGGTTCCGCCAGCGAAACAATTTTATAATATTGTTGTCCATAGAGAACAAAATCGCCTTCACGGACATATAGATTTTGGTCTTCGGTTAGTCGGCGTTTGTGAAAATGTACAGTTATACTGGCATCTTTATCTAACCCATAAGTTTCTGTTGTAGTTTGGAACCCTTCAAAATCAATTAAAGCATGAACTCTTATTGGCGGCAAAAAGCTTTTGCTAAGTGCTTCGCCATAAAGAGGGTGAAAATTTGTTGTTTCCATATCAATCGGATAATATAATATTTGTTGGCCGATGACACGCTCTATCAATTCATCATTAACTTGTTTAACCAAGTCGCGTTCTTTTTCACCGGCAAACAAGGGTGGTGGAGGCGACTTTGGCTGCTTCCATTTATTATCGGTAGCCATTTACACTCTCCTTTTAGCCATGATATATACCCATCGGTATATGTTTATTTGTTTCGGTAACTTGATTTGACATAGTTGCTTGATCACTGACTATTTGTTTGTATGTCAGTTCATCGAGCGTTGTTTTCAATTCTTCTCTAAGAACCTGTTGTTCATTTTGTGCTTGGGATAATAATTCACTAGCATTGAGCGTGAGGTCGTTTCCTGGTATGGGTATCGAAGCAAATTTGCCTCTCACTTGACCAAGCATGCCTTTTGTGAGAGATAGGGCGAACCTGCGGATCCACTGCTTGCCAATAGAGTTAATATTTTTATAAGGAATGTTGGAAAAGGGAAGCGTGTTCATGTTGTTAACACCATCGGTATTTGCTTTTCCTCCAGATGAGGCGTCCTCATCCCAAGGATCTGTTTGGACGACATATTCAAACCAAAATTTGCTCGCTGAGTTTCCAACCGGGGCTGGAAATATTCTTAACTTGTTGTTTTTAATCTCGTAAGAATAATGAGAATTTCTAGTATAAATTGCATCCTCATAGGCCATGGCCTGTAATTTATTTTGCCACGCAGGGATTACTTCAAATGTGGAATCATCTGAATACATTCCATATGTCGACAAATTTCCAATCGTGTTGATCCCACCGTAATAACCATAGAATCTCCACATAGCATGAGGTGTCTTGTAAAAAACTCTCTTAATTGAAACTTTTTTGTTTTTTTCTAATAATTCGCCGGCTCCTCCAAGAGTTCCTGTTAAAATGGATTGCAAATCGTAATCTTGTACATCAGTTGAGACATCGAAAGAAGCAGATCTAATTGTTTCTGTTCCGCCAATGTTGGCTTCTGTGGAGAAACCCTCTGAAACTCTTTTCCAATAAGTAAATTTATACTTTGGATAAGATAGTTCTATTCTTTTTCCATCTAAACTAGCAAG